GTGACCGAGACGCTTGTCGTGTTCCCCATCACGAGGACCGACAGCAACGGCAACGTCACACAAGTGTCCGCGCATACTGTGCGGACCATCGCGACGATCGACTATTCCGACAGTCAGTCTGGGATCGACGAAGCCGTATCGCAAGGTACCAACTTTGCGGCGGCGGCGTTGCCCAAGGCTGCCATGAAGGAAGGGTATGCGCCCCGAGGCTAATCCTATGAAGGACCTTGCCAAGGCGCTACTGCGAGTCCTCGCCACCCGGGCGACTGGGTGGTGGGCCGCAGGAATCTCGCTTCTCCTCGTTGTTCTGGGAGAGGCGAGCCTACCCACTGCGATCGACATACTCCGGCAACCGCTGGGGTAAGTCGCGATTCGGAGGTTGATGATGGACCACGTTCTACTCAACCGTCTGCGACGATTGTGCGCAGACATCGGCTCAGATTTCGCGCGGAGGGTTGATACCCTCCTCGTTGCGCGAGACTGGGATGCCTTAGCAACCCTAGAGGTTAGACCTCAGGACTACGACGATGGAAGTTTAGAGTCGGTATTCTCCTATAAAGAGGATGCTGCCTTAGCCGGGCTCTTTGTCAAGAACAAGGACTTGGCGACCAGCTTCAATCGCCGTGAGGCATCACTCAACAGGTGGTATGAATCAGAGCACCGCTGCGCTCTGACGAACGCGCGATTCTCCAATTATCGCTCGGGGTATTTCCCCGACGTTGATTGGCGCATTGTCCAATTCCTGGACCGTGTGCAAGAAAGAGTCGCGTCGCTCCTTGGACCGTGCCCCAAGTACTTAACTGGGGCGTTCGGGCCAGGATCCACCTTCGAGAGTTCGATTCATCTCGGTCAGGCCAGTCGTTCCCTTACGACGGTCGATAAAATAGACGCGCTATGTGGTACAGCGAGCGCGCTTGAGCTCTCCGGCTACGCTTGTGTAGCAGACCGCTACCTTGCGCCAGAGGCGTTTGGGATCCAAACGTCTCGGAGAGTCGTTGTTCGAGGGAGTCGTTGGGAAAGCGTTCACAAAAACGCTAAGACCGAACGTAGCATCGGGCTTGAGCCCGGTGTCAACGTCTACCTGCAGTTGGGGGTCGCGCGTGCCTTTTGGGCGCCGTTACTCCGCTGCGGGATCGATCTCTCTCGTGGCCAAGAACGTCATAGGTTCCTTGCTAGGAACGCACTCAAACTTGGGCTTGCCACCCTTGATGAGTCTATGGCGAGCGACCTTTGGGCAACCATGGCCGTGCGGTTTCTTCTCGCGCGGTCGCCTCGATGGCTCAGTTTACTAGAGTCGTTGAGAGCTCCTTACATGGAAGTGGAAGGCCGATGGATTCGCCTTGAGAAGTTCTCCTCCATGGGAAATGGCTTTACCTTTCCC